TAAAAACTAGATAAAAAACTGAAAGAATAAAAAACTAACAAAAAAATAGATAAAATCTATAGATTTTATCTATTTTTTTGTTAGTTTTTTATGAAAATTATTATTATTTATTATTTATTTAGTTTTTATTAGTTTTTTATATAAATAAATAATATATTATTATTTATTTAGTTTTTATTTAGTTTTTATGAACGGGCTACCTATGGGGTCTACTCATTAGTCTACTATGGATTTGGAGTCAATATACCAAAGTTTAGAAATGATATAACGAGCGAATCAATTTCAACCGCTGTACCGCCTACAATAGTAGGTGTTATCCATATCGGCTGTGGAGTTTGTGTTGTATTCTTAAATGGGACGGTCGCCGTACACGTCCATGCGAGGGGGCTAGCTGCGTAATTAGTTGCGTAAATAAATTGGTTATACGCTGGGTCTATACTAACTCCATTCTCTGTACATACTTGAATATACGCTACTGGATTTGATGCACTATTTACACTTAACGACAAACTAATCATGGCTAAGCCTGAACCATAAGGAATACCAATATTCACTGCCGTCTGCACTCCTGCTTGAATTATCTGCCCGTCGGTATCGTTAGTAAGTATAGGAGCTGATAGAAACTTTTGCATTATACGAAGATTATTTTGTTGTATCGTATTAAACTCATCGGCGACTCCTGCATTTGCGACCGACATATTATACTATATAATTAGATTTTTATTTTTCAATATGTAATTTAAATAGTACTAGGCATCGTTTTAATTCCTTAAGACTGTACGTTTTATATTGTGGAGGATTTAGTCTTCCAATAGATTCATAGTATTTTTCTAGTATTGGGTATATATCTTCTTTTGTCAACATTAGATTATCTTTAGATAATATAAATGAAGAAATCCATTCAAATGTTATCTAAAGATATACGTGATGGTATTCATGAGTTTGATTTACATGGTAAGACATCACTTATCGGTTCAAATAGTATAAGAGGTATTTTATTTGGTAGCGACTATGACGTCATTAACTTTATAAATGGAACGCCTAAGGAAATTGAAACACTCATTCATAAAGAGTTTATACCTTCTAATCTTCTAGTTTTAGAGTTTAAAATACAAAAAGGGAAGGTTAAACATAGGTTTAATCTTACAACTATTCAACAACCTTTAGCTCATCTTATAGCCACATGCGATTTTATGAAAGCTGATATCGTTATTCCTACTGCCGATAGGTATGCGGAGGTATCCATACATTATTATAGAAAACCAATTCTACCGGATATATCAAGCCTAATGGATGATGTTGAGGAATACTATAAAAATGACCCTTTAAAAGCGTTAAAACGCCTATATAGTGTTTATTCTATGGAAGGAAAAGACACTACAGAACTAGTTAAGTTTTTTAACACTGAAATAGGACTGATAAATAAATGTATTAATGATATGCTTCTTTTAGAATCTATAAAAAATAAAATTACTTCTAAAGCTTATCAAAAAAATAAAGACTATATACGGGCAGTACTAGCCACAACAAAAGCACCACTTACGTATGATACCAATACTTTAAAAAAACTAGTTAATATGGCAAGTATTAAAGTATTAAAGACCTATATTTAATCTATGTATATACATATGCTTAGCTTCTTCAATGGTTCTACGATTGCAAAAACTGGTAATAAAATATTACATTTAGATGACAAGGAAGATGATGACGGTTTTTCTACCATTCATTTAAAAACCGACCAATTTACCTTAATGCCTGACAAGACCGCAGAAAGAACCATTTTTTATATTACTGCACCAAGCGGGTCGGGTAAGTCGTACCTAGCTAAGGAAATTATTCAAGAATATCGTAAGATGTATCCTAAAAGAGATGTTTTTATGTTTTCGTCTTTAGAAACTGACCCGACACTAGATACTTTGAAATACATTAAGAGAATAAAAATTAATAAACCAGAGTTTATGGAGGCTGAACTAACCGCGGAAGACTTCAAAGATTCATTAGTATTATTTGATGATATCGACGTCATTAGTGATAAAAAAAAACTTAAAAAAGTTCAAGAAATACTAAACACTATATTACAGACTGGAAGACATTTTAAAACCTCCTGCATATACACTAGCCATGCATCAACTGCTGGAACTTCAACAAAAATTATTCTTAACGAAAGCCATGTAATTATATTCTTTCCCTCTACTAGCGGAGGTAAGATGCTTAAATATTTATGCGACCAATATCTAGGATTTAATAAAAAACAAATTGAAAAACTAAAAGACTTAAAGAGCCGTTGGGTTGCCGTCTTTAGAAAGTTCCCACGATGTCTAGTTACACAGCATTCGGCGTATTTACTAAAAGATTTTTAATTTATTATAATTTATTATATTTTTATATAAAAAAATATGATAAATAGAATTACATAAATCTACGTGGTAAGCCTGAGCCAACTAGATAGGTTCTACTAGATGATACTAACAATCCAGTTAAACTAGATATAAGACCTTTAAGACTACCAAAAAAAGTAGATATTCCTTGTCTATAAAGTTTATACGTTGTTGAAGTACTAGCTTTACTTAGTGCATCCAATTCAGTTTCCAATGCATCCGCACGACTCTCCAATAATTCTTTAATTTGTGTCAGTTGTTCTATTTCTATATTTGGAATCCTATTAAACTCTATTTTTGCTAAAGCAATACTCGCCTTCCTAATATTAGGAAGGATTTCTCGTATCATAGGTTCACTTTGTTGTGCGTATCCTTGTGGTTGTATTACGGCGTAAGCAGTATCTGTAATAATTTTATTTAGGTCATTTTCTATAGCAGTTGTAGCGACATAAAAATCATTTAATGACGTCGTATCTCCTATAGGAATAGATATGGACATAGCATTATGAAGGTTTTCTAATCTATTTTTAAATACTCTTTTTTGTGCTCGTTCAAAGCTATCATATGCATACATATATATATACCATGATATTTTTTTTTAAAGACTATTTTCTTTGATATATTTGGAAGCCTGACCTAGATTTAAACCATATTTTTTCATTACCTCTTTAACTAGATTACCCCGCTTTAATTGTCCGCCCGAAAGATGTCCGCCCGAAAGCCTTCCACCCGAAAGATGTCCGCCCGAAAGCCGTCCACCCGAAAGATGTCCGCCCGAAAGATGTCCGCCCGAAAGCCGTCCACCCGAAAGCCGTCCACCCGAAAGCCTTCCACCCGAAAGCCGTCCACCCGATGCTACTCTTCCTGATGCTCCGCCACATTTACAATGATTATGCGACATTGTAACCCGACTATCATCTGCATTATTTAACGCCATCATATCATTTTGTCCTGAAAGGATATATTTATGTTGTGTATGCATAGAATCATGATGCATTATATGCGGTTCGTCGTAATGCCTCTTAGATTCTAATTCACGGACCATTTTTAAAAGTTTGGTTCTCTCGGGACTGAGATATATTAATGGAGTTGACATTATACTATATCCTAATATTTTTATTTACATAAGTGAAGCCATTTTATTTCGTGCATATTTTACTACGGGCGAATCCATGAGTGCCTTTTTTGCATGAGATAGCCTTACTGCTGAAGACATATTCAATAGTTTTCCACCGACTAATCGTTTAGCCTCTGCAGAACCCATAGAGGGTTCCTTTTTAGCATTGAGAACCATTTCCATATTCAAAATACCCGTATAGGTTGTAGATACGCCCATTTCAGTTACAAAGATACCAGAGTTTACACAAACCACACAGATTTCTGGTACTGTAGCATCTGGAAACTGATTTGTTACACTTACATTAAACTGAAAGTTAAAATTACCAAGTGAACCACAACTTAGGTAGTCGGGCAAAGACAAATCCATAGCTGGATTCAATACAAGAACTGAACCCGTTGATGGTACATTTGCAACGATTCCCGTTACGTGGTTATTACCTGCTACAATTCCTACGAACTCCAAAAAAGACTGTGTTGAGCCGTTACGCTGAGAAATACGCCAGAGATTTTCCATAGAACAAGAACTAAGAAGCCCCGATTGATTATTCAAATTAACACTAATGGACTTAATAGCAAACTGAGCCATAGCGTCAGTAATATTCTGCGTAGCCATAGGCTTACGAATAGTAATAATAAATAAATCTGGTAGCTGATTGAGTTGAAGATTTGCACTGGTGAGTGTAGTCGTTGCACCTGAGGCAAGAGGAGCTGTAACGGTATTCGTAATATATCTAGGATACGAAATGTACGGACAGACGTTTTTACTACGAACGCCGTCGGAATCCTGTGCTGAAAGAAACTTAAACAACAACGAAGGAGCAGAACCACTAGGAGGAAATAGAACTGTCCCGCCTAGAGCTACACCTGTAGATTGGAATAGATTACTATCAGTTACACCTGTAAGAGTCCGTCGTCCTGCAAAAATACCTGCAATTGTAGCCTCAGGTATACTAGTGCTTACTAGGCGTTTCAATGTTGTATCAATGTTGCATGTTAGAGTAATGTTATTGATTCCTACCAGACCCTGAGCGTTATACTCTGGATTGCACCATGTAAATGGCGATAGGAAAAGCGGTTCCGACACCACAGTAGTAAACTGGATATACCATACATCCGTCGGACCGAGCGATACTAAGCTAGTGTCGACTGGTGCAGCACCCGCTGGATAGTGAAATACGGTCATGGCTACGGGGTATGAACCACGTCCGTTTTGGTCTAGGTCATACGACCCGTTAAAAATACTACCCATTGGATTATTGGTCGCACCTACTCCATTAGCATACGAGCCGTAGGTCTGGTCGGGCAACGATGGAGTGGTTGAGTTGTAACGATAGAGTTCACGCGAGTCATTCATGCGTAGAATTGATGGAAGTACATCTTGGAGATTTACACTTACGTTCGTGTTATTAATTTGAGCGTTCATTGTAGTCATGAGAGATGCTAGTGGAAATGCCTGAAGAGATGCTGTTAGACCACACTGTAGTGCATAATCACCTGCTGGAACATCACTAAGAACCATCGTAAAAGTCAATCCTGACTGGATTAGGACGTCACGTCCTAGAACTATGTTTTCGCTAGGAACCTGAACTACGAAGTTAAGGCTAGAGTTACTTGGACTAGTAACGCCGAAGGACTGGAAGGTCGTTTGTGCTGCTCCCGACTGAACGGCATAGGTTAAATCACTTGTGATATCTGCAATAGTAGAATCCTTAATCAACGTTGTCTTAAAGTTCGCCATGTTATAATAAATGATTAGATAATAATTTTTCTATTTCTTCTTAATAAAGGCTATCTTCATAGATACCGAAGCCCCGCTTGCTAAACTAAATGGTACTAATGAACCATCCCGAACCCGATAGAAAATCTGTATATCAATGTTCGTTAACGGGGCATTTCCGTAGAGTGTTATCATCCTATACTGTGCCGACGGTTCGTATAGAATTGACGGGGCGTATTGACCAGTATTAGAAACTACGTCTGTGATGATATTAGCGGTGCTTGAGTTATTGGCGGTGCTTTGAATAATTTGTCCATTGTTAAATATAAGAGGCGGCGAAACCAGATTGGCGTTGATGGGCATGGTATTACTTGTAAAAACGATTGCCTGAATAGGAGACCATGCTGAAATTGTGCTATACTCCTGATACGATTGTATAGCTGTATATGACGTGGGTAACCCCGTAGCTGGGTCGACTGAATATGGAACGGTGATTACCGTGGCGTTGAGATTGGATATATTGGCGATGGCGATGAGGGCATTTTTACCATCTTGAACGCCTACATATCCAAATAAATTAGATGGAAAAGAATTGAACAAAGAATACAATGGTGCATTAAAAAACATTTTAATAATATTTCCTATAAATGGATTACTAGGATTCTGGTCGTACCACTGTGTATCGGCTGAGATTACGGCTCTATCGCTACTAGTATCCCACGTCATATACGGAGGATATTCTGCCGTCAATGCTCCGCCTGTCTGTGCTTTTAAGTTATTAAAACATAATTGCATACATCGGGTCACTTGATAAATAAAAAATTGGTAAGAATAACAATTATAGTATCCTTGACTATTATCAAAAAGTCCATTTGTATTTTGACTAGGAGGAGAGGCTGTAGTAGCTTTATCTTGAGGAACCCAAAGAACAGGCTGTACCTGTGTAAAACCTTGCCACGTCATCGTAATGGTATAAATAGTAAGGTCTTTATTTGGTTGTGCTGGAAGAATGGATGGAATGAAGACGGGGGCAAACGGGCAATCGACGACAAATCTAATAATAGATAATTCGTAGTCTTCTGGCTTATCTAGATATGCTGTAGTACGGTCATCGTTGTAGTAGAATATAGGTGGCTGTGTTACTGTAGACTGGAAATTGGTGATAGTGAGGTCATAATAGATATTGTCGGGTTTTGATTCATTTTGACGTCTATTTAACTGGCTCATATTATACAATTATATTTTTTATTTCTATAGTATATGTATAAAATATCTCCTGAGACAAAGCAAATTGCTAAAGCTCATGGTCTTATCATACGCCCGTCTAGTAACCCCACCAAAAAAATTGATGTGCTTTTTGATGATAATATTGTAAGTATTGGAGATATAAAATATAACGACTTCCATCTTTATAAAAAATCAAAAGGGCTTGACTATGCTTTACGCCGTCGTGATTTGTATCACCAAAGACATAAGAATGATACTAAACCTGCTGGTATATTGGCACGTCTTCTCCTATGGTAAGCATATTAAAATAATTAATAGCCTCCTCTTCTGTATAAAATATTTTCTCTTTTTGTTTCCCTTGGATATTCTTTCGTACTCTCCATCTATTATTTCTTGGTGTTATATTGAAAGTAGGATATGTTTTCGTTATAATACGTTCATTCACACATGTCATACTTCGCATGTAGTTGCCTTCCAATACCCGTAGATGTCCTAAGCTTTCAACCTCAACCTCTTCAATCACTTCTATACAACATGGCTTATGTAATAAAAGATGACTAGATATTCCCGTAGTCATACAATGGTTATAATGTTGCTGGAGTCGCTTTTCTAATGGCTGAACAGTTGATCCGATATATTGTAGTCCTGTATCTTCCTGAACTAATCTATAAATGATTCCTTTCATATTATTATATTCCTATATAAAATGTTCATGGAATTAACCGTAGAAGATGAATGGATAATATGGTCTATCTGTTATGATTTAAATATATTATACATGATTCCTCAAAATTAAAACAACGTATTAAAGGTAAGCATAATCTTCCGCCATTTAAGCCTCTTTACTTTGTGCTATATTTTTGAAGAATTAATTTTATTTCTTTGTCAATACCATGTCGTTCATCTTGTAGTTGGAGGATCACCTTGGTAACATCCGTATATTGTTCTGCTTGTTTCTTAGTTGGCTTTTGTCCTTCATATTCTTCATCTGTGATATGCTCCATCCCCTCATACGTCTCATCTTCTATTAAAAAAATTTGGAGTTGTTTGCTGATCCAGTTGCGGATGTCATGTATTCCTTTACTTGATTCAGTCCACTCATCTATGTAGGTATAGATTTTTTCATTTGGTAAGACAACTACCCCCATCTCATGTAGAGTTATACGCTTTAGTTCCCGTTCTAGAATCTGTGTCATGACTTGTTTCATAGGTACATAATCTCCCGACATAAATAGTTCGTAATCATCTTGGATGATTTCTAGATTTTTACAAAAATTAATACTATCCATTTGACAGTATTTCTGTAAATAGGATTTATTTAGAACGTCGTCCTCGGGGTCTTCCTTTGCTTTAACTTGCGGGGCTACTTGCGGGGCTACTTGCGGGGCTACTTGCGGGGCTACTTGCGGGGCTACTTGAATTGGTTGAATTACTTGAATTGGTACTTGTTTATTCATCAAATAATCAATCATCTTATCCTTGTCTGCTATAATACAATCTTTAAAAATGTTTTTCTCTTTCAATAGTTGAATCTCATGCTTCAAAGCTGTCATTTCTTCCTTAATAGTATTGGCTTCATCTTGGCGTTGTAATTGGTCCTTCAGTTTATTAATTTCTTGCATAAAAGTATCTGCTTGGAGTTCCATGTCAAACCGTTTTTTTTCGTTGTATTTAGTGACATCTTCCATAACGTCATTATAGATTTCCTTAGTTATTTTCTTAGTTTCATACGGTATTCCCACTAGCTGACAATGTTTCTTACTTTTGCAATGAATACCTAGGTTAGTTTTAGTTTTAGTCGTATAGTTACATGCTTCACATTTGTAAGAATTAATTATTTCCATTTCTAATATACTAATATATTTTAGTTTTAAGTTAATTTCCTTAATATTAATTCTTAATAATTTTCCTTAGGTTTTCTTAAACTTTATAATTATCATTAATAATTATAAATTACATTGAGAATGGATATTCTAGATCGGGGCTTAATCTATTTAGAATATAGGCATATCTTTTATATTTCATCTCATATGCGGGTTCATTTTTTAAAGTAGCCTCTAACTCATTGTAGGCGATTGTGTAGTCGTCTAAAGAGACCAATTTATTTTGGAAAATTATATACTTTGAATATCTAGAAGAACGCCTATAGCCTAGGTAGTGTAACCCCATTTTGACCGCTGATTTACGGTATTTATCTAGTAAATATGACGGTGAAGGGTATTCTTTAACTTTAATATTTGTACATATTTTACAATGTAGTTGAGTCAGTAGATGTATCTCATATTTTTGTTTGCATGAGGTTGAGAACTCACATGGACCGCATGAATACTCTATATTAGTTTTTAAACAATCTATTTTTTGATGCCGTAGATAAGACTGCCTATTAGGTGCTAAATACCCACAGATCAGACATGTATAATCATCCTTTGGATATTGGTGCTTCTTTGATAGAAGATGACGTTCATAGTTAGTTCGTAGATTGGTATGATAATCACACTTAGTACAGTCCATATACTATATATACATATTATTCTTTTATGTATTTTTATTTTATTTAAATATTTCAGTAAGTTAGATGTAAAGTATGACTAAATGATGCTTATTCATTATGTCATCTTTTTGGTTATCTAATCTCCAATAGGTTGGACTAGTATTCCAATTGGAATGGCGAGACTCCATAAAAGGTATATATGGCTTAAAAAGGGGGTTTGGCGGTCTATATTTTTGACAAGCTAGGATGTCCATTTTTTGGAGATTGGGTAAGGGAAAAGATGAGATAATGAATAAATATATGGGTTTTTATATGTTAATTTTCTTATAAAAAGATTAAAATAATATATTAAAAGTATAAATACTAATATTAAACTAAGATTAATCTATTTCTATTATTTATTAAAAGTATTCATATTTTTATTAGTTTAAGAGGATTCTATTTCTATTAATATATTATTTTATTCATTTTTATTATTTTAAGATTAATATATTTACTAATTCTTAAATTAACATACTTCTATTATTAATATTAATATTTTATTTAGTATTTTAAGAGGATTCTATTTCTTATTATTAACTATTATTATTAACTATTATTAACTATTATTAACTATTATTAACTATTAATTAATAAAGTATATAAAGATTAATATCTATAGTCATACTTAAAAATAAAAAATCCATTATATATATGTTTACTACTGTAAAAGATAGTGATAATTATGCGACTGATAAAATTGGATGGGATATAATAAAAGAATATATTCCAAAAAATAAAAAGATATGGTCGCCATTTTATTGTGATGGAAAACAGAAGGAAATATTTACGGATCTAGGATACAATATCATTCATGAAGATAAAGATTTTTTCAAAGAATATAAAACGAAAGAATACGACGTTATCATAGATAACCCACCATTTTCAACATTCAAACAAATATGTTATGTACTTAAGGAGTTAGATAAACCATTTATATTATTAGGATTTTCAAAAATTATGTTAATGAAATGGTTTCAACAATTATTCAAGGATGATCTACAAGTAATTGTACCATTTCAAAGACCAACATTTACACATTTGACGAGTCCAAAAAAGGGATATACTCCTCCTTTTGGTGTTATGTATTATTGTTATAAAATCAATCTTCCTAAAGACCTAATCTTTGTTTAAAAGTTTAC